GCCCATTTGAAGCGGAACGTATGGGCACGTTCTTGACTCTCAAACGCATCAGTCTGGTACTGATCCGTTTTGTCATGGTTCTCAAGGAACCACTTCAAAAGCCCGCCTTCTCCATCGACCTCGTAAGGTCGGCGGTCAGGTACGGCACGCAAAAACAGCTCTTCCCACCGATGGAGGTCCTCATTCCATGAGGCCCTCCACCGGGTCGGGAGGAAGGTGTCGCGCGCGACGAACCCAGAAGGTACGCAGTTCGCATCAACGATGGAAACGTGATGTGTAGGAACAACTCGAGAGAGCTGCTCCTCTACGCATTTCACGGTTTGCCACAAACCGGCCCTGTAGGCCCGGTTGCGGAAGTCCATGAAACGTGCAATGAGAGCTGCATCGCCACGTGAGGTTGGAACCTCAGAACGGAGTCGTACGACAGAGACATCTGTCCCTGCGTAGTATTCCTTTCCACAGGACTCTCTGAAATATCCTTTCCAGAAAGACTTGTGCTTGTTGACTTTGAAGCCAAAAACCTCAAGGAGTTCAACAACGTGGCCCACATTGTCAACGGGAACGACGATGTCGTCCCCGTAGACGCTGACTCGTCCGACAGCTCGTCGGACGGGCAGGTGTTCGGTCGGAGTACCGCTTCCCATCAGAGCGATGATCGTGAAGATAATCGCTTCAACGGGGAACGTGAGTGCCGAGCCCATGGACGCAAACTTAAAAAGAGGAATCACTTCCCCTTCCACGTTTGCATTCCTAGACCTTGTCGCCATGACAAAGTCGCTCAGATGTGGCCAGCGATCAAGTAGTAAAGCTACAAGGTCGTTTGCCACCCGGTCAGAAGCTTCACTCAGATCGAGTGTCGCCAAGGAGCGATCGCGAGAACCAGCCTCGGCCAGTTCTTGATTTCGCGTCTGATCGGTGAAACCGAGAATCCCGTATAATGGAGATTTACGAACGAAATCGTAGATCTCCCGTTTGAGCCCCTGCTGTGCAAACTGCATAGTCGAGGGCTCAATAGCGATGATTCGAGGTGTCTTCTGAGTTTTCGGAACAGAAACTACCCGAACGGGTAGTTCCTGATCCACGGGCACGAGGTCACGGGTATACTCGGTTGCGACGTTACGAGAGTAGCGCCAGGACGGGAAAACCTCTTCGAGGCGTTCCGTCCAATAACCGAATTCCCAACGCTGAGGATGATCGAGTCGATCAGCGACAGCGCCAGGACCGTGCCGCGGGATGAGCGAATAGCTCGAAACGAGAGTCTCGAGTTTATCGAACAGCCCGCCGAACTCAAGGAGAGCAGTTCGTCTGAACCGTTCCAACAGAGCATTGTTAGGGGGTGAATCCTCCCAATGATGCTTGAGTTCGTCGTCCGTTTTGACAAAGGATCGGAACGCTGCCTTAACCCTTGAAGGGGTGCAGTTGCGTTCGACCTTCTGCGTCAGGTTTCCAAGCTGACGTAGCGCCCAGATTGCGTTAGCATCGGGCGTGTCAAGAATTCTGCCATCAGCAGAAAACACACGCAAGAGGAAACCTCGCCCAAAGGCGGGGAGACCCCGAACATACTTGAAACAAGTAAGTTCGTGTTGCGGCCATTGACCATCTTCAAGGCCTTTCTCAAGGGCCTTGACGTACAATGGCAAGGTGATCGTCAAAAACGATTCACCTTCGTGTTCTGTGCGAGCGATGAGCGTCCGCTCATCAGCTGACACACTTGTGTCGCAGAAACGTCCTACATCACGTAGGACGGCCAGATGGAGAGTTACCAGGCTTTTCAAGGCCCCTCACTTTCATGAGGTTGTCTTCCAGCCAGATAGCTCTATGCCCTGCTACGAGTAGCGGCCACCGCGAAACCTCCGATGCTGAGTGAAATCAGCAGGGAGATTGCGACGATGATCAGCGCCTCAGTAGCACTCACTTCTCTCCGCCGAGGATCTTCTTAAGAAGAGCCTTCGTCGAAGCACCCAGCGCTGTGGTCAGAGCGTCGTAAAGACTCTCCGCAGCGCCGGCAGTAACCCCAAAGGGCTGCTGCGCCGAAACGGTGACCGACGGCCGGAGTCGCGACTTGAGCCCAGTGATGGGATCGACGTAGACTTCCGACGAGACGAGAGAGACCGAGGTACGGAGGTTATCGTTCTTATCCACCTTCTGGGTGACATAAAGATCGATTCCGTTGACTCTGT